GCCGTTTGGGATGTCGGACATGTCGCTCGGTTGATCCTCGATCTCGACTGGCTCAAGGACGCGCTCGATCTCGAGATGGCGATGGAGGGCGACGACTCGCCGGAGCCGTCTCGGCTCCAGGCAATCGTCGCCGAGCTGTGCAGCTTTTTGAGCGCGTTGGTGACAGAAACCGGCGAGAACCTGAGCGGCGCGGAAATGGAGGGCGGGCCGCCTGCGCCGGCGGTGCCTGGGATGCTCGGCAGGGCCGCAGGCGTGTCCGGTATCGCGCGTGTCGCTGCCCTCCTCAAGAACGGGAACCCCAATATGAGGAAACTCGCCACCGGTCTCCTCGCTAAGGCCAAGCACTCGCAAGGCGACCAGGCGCTGGTGGATGTGGCTCACCATGCTTGCGACAAATGCTTGGAGATTGGTGGCCTCTCAATCGAGGAGAGGGAACTCATAGGCAAGGCGCGGGACCATCTGCTTCACGCCGGTGCTGCCCCGACCGTAGCCTTGAGTGCCGACAAGACAGACGATGTCGAAAATTTTGCACCAGAGACAGAGCTCCGGATAATCGACAATGCCACGATGGACACCTCGAAGAGCCCGCCCGCGGGCATGGACCCGGGGGTGCTCGACGCGATCACGGCGGCGCTCGGCAAGCGCGGCCTCGTGCACCAGCACATGATGGATGTCGCCCATGATTGCGTCAGAGAGCTGACGGAAAGGACGACATGCGGAGAGGCTCCAAAAGCCGGGGCTCGGCATTCGAGGGAAACGATGGACCATTTCAATGCGGCGCACCGCTATCTGGTTGCTGCTGGCGCCAGATGTGGTACCGGAGGAATGCTCGGGTCAAACCCGCTGACCGAAGGAGAGCACCAGGGCACCGAATTTGCGTCAGGCAGGGGCGTTCGCACGGGAGATCTCGCCAAAACGCTGGCCGGTGAGCGCGCGGAAAAGGCGGCCCTCGTCAGGGCGCTCGGGGAGATGGTGCCGATGCTCGATCGGCTGACAAAGCGGGTCGAGGACATCGCCCGAACTCCAATGCCGCCACTGACGATCGCCAAAGGCACGATCTCAGTGTCGAAGCAGCAAGACGGTAGTGGCGCTAGAAGTGGCGATCCAGAACTATCGCCAGAAGCGGTCGCTTCTGCCCTAGCGAAAATGAGCAAGGAAGAACAGACGTTGACGCTGATAAAGGCCAGCTATGCGAATCCAATCCGGATGTTGAGCATTCCGGAAGGTGAACGATGACCGATCAAGGGCGGCCAACATGATTATATCTTGGAAAGCGTACCACTAGGAAAGCCATGACGAAAGCACCGATCAACCGTGGCGGTATGTGGGATTCGTACGCATATTACGAGCTCTATAGACGGAAATTCAGTTCATAAGAGTGTCAAAAAATCATCGATCTGCACCATGAACACGACCTGGTATCGAGTAGAATGCCGAGTGCGACAGGTTTGATGGTGAGGAAGAGTGACCTCTTCTGGATACCGCCCAGGAGCAATACGGGGTGGATTTTCGATCGTCTGTCGGACTTGGTTGCGCTCTACAATTCCAAATATGGGTTTCACCTGTCTGCCGACATGGGGTAGGCCCAGCTTACGCGTTACCGGCCGGGGCAGCACTACGACTGGCATATGGATCTTGGAGCACATCAGTCGAGCTTAAGAAAAATAACGGTAATAAACTCCGCATGAATATCGGAGACGTAGTCTTATTCCCGTCCTTGATGATTCACTGAGCATCGAGCGTGCAGAGCGGCATTTGCTGGAGCCTAGTCCTTTGGATAAATGGCATCACACCACTAAAGTGAGATTTGGACTGCAATCAGAGCCGTATGCCATGTCGTCGAACCGCCCTCTAACGCGCGCCTAATATAAGCTGTTGCCATCCGTGCACCTCGATCGGTCCGAATCTGTTTGCGTCAAGCAGTCCTGTCCTGACCAGTACCCAATTTCATCTTCGCGCCCCGCAAGGTTCGTCCGCCAAATGCGCAGGGCACACACCAATCGGCCGAAAGGCCGTCACCAAGCCCGGCGCCTTGCCGGGCTTGTAACCTGTCTCCGGGCTTGACCGGGGATTGCCCCCCTTTCCGGGAGGATCTATTGATGAATCCAATCACCCAAGAATCGCTGGAGCTCTTGAAAGGGGTTCTGTCCAAGCCGGACATCGCCCTCGCCAAGTCGATCTCGACCGCAACGGGTCTGCTCGCCTATGACCTTCAGGCACCGGCCAAGAACCTCTATCCGTTTGTCACGCCGATCAGGAACACGATGCCCCGGGTTGGCGGCGGTACCGGCTCGGCAACGAACTGGCGCCAAGTCAATGCTATCATTGGCTCCGGCTTCGACGCGATGGGGTGGGTGCCCGAAGGTCAGCGCTCGGGCCAGATGGCATATTCCACCTCGAACAAGTCGGCCACTTACGTGACGATCGGCGAAGAAGATGCGGCGACATTCGAAGCGATCTCCGCTGGCCGCGAGTTCGAAGACATCCAGGCGCGGATGACCTTCCGCCTTTTGCAAAAGATGATGCTCAAGGAGGAGATGGCGATCCTTGCCGGCAACGCTTCGCTGTCCCTCGGCGTGCCGACGACCCCGACCTTGTCGGCCTCAGGCTCCGGCGCGACCCTGCCGGCGGCGACGTACTTTGTCAAAGTCGTCGGGCTTACCCTCGAAGGATATCAGAATTCGAGCGTTGCGAGCGGTGTCGCCACGACGAAGGCCGTCACCGGTGCAGGCGGCAAAAGCTATACGCTTTCAGGTGGTTCCTCGAACATCAGCGCCGAGGCGAGCCAAGCGGTAACGCTCGGTCAGACGCTATTTTGCACCGTTGCCGCGATCCAGGGGGCAGTGGCCTATGCCTGGTATGTCTCGATCGCGACCGGCACCGAAACACTGCAGGCAATCACGACACTCAATAGTCTCGCCATCAACGCGCCACTCGGCACCGGCAACCAATCGCAGACCGCAATAACGGCCGATAACTCGGCCAATTCGAGCTATGCCTATGACGGGCTTTTGACGACGGCGCTCAAAGCAGGCTCGAACGCCTATGTCAACATCATGCCGACTGGGACCGCAGGCACGGGGACCCCGTTGACCGCGTCGGGTCGCGGCTCAGTGGTTGAAATCGACACGATGTTCCAGAAGATGTGGGACAATTTCGAGGTGTCGCCGACAGTCCTCTATGTCAATTCGCAGGAGTTGAAGAACATCACCACAAAGGTGCTGTCGAACGCGTCGGCGCCACTGCTGCGATACGACTCGCCGGCGGACGGCAGTCAAGGCGAATACCAGGTGACGGCCTCGGGCTGGTGCAGTTCTACTACAACCCGTTCGCGATCGATGGCGGCTTGCGGATCCCCATTAGGATCCACCCTCGCGTGCCGCCCGGGGTGATCATTGGCTGGGCCGAGAATTTGCCGATCCAGTACCAGTCGAACGAAGTCCCGAACGTCGCCGAGATCAAGACCCGGCAAGACTACTATCAGATCGACTGGCCCATAGTCACTCGGCAGCGCCAGTGCGGCGTCTATACCGAAGAGGTTTTGGCTGTCTACGCGCCATTCGCGATGGGTGTTATCTGCAACATCGCTAATGGCTGATGGTGATCCCCGAGCGCTCAGGGCTTGCTCGGGAAGTGTCCGTCAAGCCCCCGGGTCCGACCCGGGGGCTCCCCTTCGAGGGGGAGTTGTAGCGCTCCGCGCGGTGTTCGGCCAGGACGAGGCCAATCACGGCGTAGTGCGCTATCGCGTCGGCAATGACGGTCTGGTGTGGGTGCCACGCGAGGCCGTCGCGTTCCTTATCAGCAAAGGAGGGTTCGTCGTGGCGAAAACTACCACCGGGCCCATCCTGGCGTCCGGCGAAGCCGGAGCCCCGGGCTCGAACCAGGGGCTGAGGCCCTCGGTCCGAGCAAAGCTTGAGCGAGCGGCTGGAATGGTCAAGCTGCACCATGACAACGCTGCCGGGTGCAGCTACGACGGTCGCCAATATCCGGGGGATGAGAACGGCGACGTGCTCGTTCCAGCCGCGGCCGCCTCTGAACTCCTGGCCCATGGCTTCGCGCTGGTGCCTCAACCCCCGTCGGCACCGAAACCGTCAAAACCTTGGCCCAGGGCCGGGTTAAGCAAGGGCTGATCCGATGGCTTTTGGCGATCTCACGACCCTCGCTGACGTCAAGGCCTGGCTCCAGACCGGGCAGAGCGCCTTTCCCGTGACCGATGACGCTCTGCTAACGCGGCTGATCACCGCAGCAAGTCAGGTGATTCAAACCTGGCTCAACCGGCAGATCGCCTTGCAGGACTGGATCGAAACCCGCGATGGCGCGGGAACTGTTGTGGGCGGATGTGACGTGCGATACCAACTAGGCGCTTTCCCCGTAATTGCTGTCCGCCTCGTCATCGTTGATGGCCTGACGATCCCGCCGATCCCGGCATCACCTCTGGCACCCCCCGGGATGGCGGTCGTCAGCACTTTTGCGACGCAGGCGGGCTATCTCTTCACGCCAACGCAGCTGGTGATCAGAGGATATACGGTTCCGCGAAAGGCGGGATGTGTGACGCTTCAATATACCGCCGGGTATGCGGTGACACCGCCCGACTTGGCCCAAGCCTGCGTCGAGCTCGTGGCATTGCGCTACCGCGAGCGCACTCGCATCGGTGAGGTCTCCAAGTCGATGGGCGGCGCCGAGACCGTGTCCTATTCGCAAAAGGACATGGCTGACTCGATCAAAACCTTGATCCAGCAATACCGCATCGTGGCGCCGATCACCGGATTTCTTGTGCCCGCAGTGACGCAGACTGATGCGGCGACGTTGGTGACCGTGGCGTGATCACGGCCTATCTCGTTGGCGACGAGCAAATGCTGTCGTGGCTGCGTGCAATACCGGACGCGGTCGGTTCAGGGCTCGCCCGTGCGATCACTAAGCTCGGGGTCACTCTCCAGCGCAAGGTGCAGCAAGACAAGCTGAGCGGTCAGGCGCTGGTCGACCGCACCGGTGCGCTGCAGTCGAGCATCGATCTCCGAATCGATCAAAGCGTCAACATGGTCGCCGCGACGGTCTTCACCGATCTCGAATACGCGCGTGCTCAGGAGTACGGTTTCTCTGGCGCAGTCGACGTCAGGGCGAGCCTACGGCGGATCAGAGAGGCCTTCGGTCGGCCGATCGCGGAGAAGACGATCAGCGTTCGGGCGCACAGTCGGCGAATGGATCTTGCCGAGCGTTCATTCCTGCGCTCGGCGCTCGAGGACATGACGCCAGAGATACGCGACGAGGTAGAGGCGGCTATTCGCGAGGCGGTGACGCAATGATCGCGCGATCTGCAGACCTTGCGCCCGCGCATGGGCAGGCCGAGTGCGTGCCGTCCGGGAGCGGCTGATGATTCTACGCGAGACGATCTATACAGCGCTCTGGGACCTGGCCGCCGCGGCGGGCAACTTCGCCAGCGCAAATCGCCGGCTGCGGCACTGGGCCGATGTCGCCCCCGCCGAGCAGCCCGCGTTGTTCATGAGCGAGAAGGGCGGGCATGCTGCCGTCAAGGCGCTTGGAGCGCCGATCGTCTGGACGCTCCACGCCGAATTTTATCTCTACGTCCACTCGAGCGATCCTTATTTGCCTCCGGCGTCGATATTGAACCCGCTTCTCGACGCGCTGGATGCTGCGCTGGCACCTCCGCCGTCAACCGGGATCCAGAACCTCGGGTTGCCCGCGATGGTCCAGCACGCCTATATCGCCGGCAAAATCGAGACTGACGAGGGCGTCCTCGGCGACCAGGCGATCGCGATCGTCCCCGTCGAAATCCTGTGTTTGTAGGAACACCCTTCGAACCCAGGGGCGTTGGGATGTGCAGGGGACGCAAAGCGCCCGGCACCTCCGAGAGCATCTCGCCCCCCTCTGCGGCGTCTGTTCCGGGTTTCGCCGCCAGCGACCGTCTACCGCTATGCCCGGGGCTTTATATCGGAGCAAATCATGTCTGACGAAATCGAACGCGGGGCGGTGGAGCCGGCGGCTCCTGCCGAACAATTCCAATCCGCATCCGGGATCGAGCAGATGATCGAGCGCTGGTGGCAGGACCATTTCCCAGGCTCGGCGATCGCGCGCGATACGCTGGCCTGGAATGCCGCTCATGCCGCCAAAGAGGCGCTGAAGCGGCTCCTGGTTCAAGCCCGGGACAAAGTTTTTAAAGGGAGTATGTAACATGCAATTGGGCTTCGGCTCGGGTGCGGTGTGGGGCGAACGCACCGATGTGACCGGCTCGGGTATCGGCCCGCGCCAGTTCGGGGTGCTCCAGGACATTCAGATCGATTTCGACTGGACCGACAAGGAGCTCTACGGCCAACTGCAATTCCCGGTGGCGATCGCACGCGGCCAGGGCAAGATTACCGGCAAGGCCAAGTTCGCCCAAATTCTGGGGCTGCTCTATTCCGATATCTTTTTCGGGATGACCCCGGCAACCGGACAGTTCGCTGTCTCGCAGCTTGAGGCTGCCAGCGTGCCGGCAGTGACGCCCTACGCGGTAACCGTTGCCAATGCGGCGAACTACAATGACGATCTCGGCGTCGTCTACGCGGCGAGTGGCAAACGATTCAACCGAGTGAGCACGCCCTCTGCGGCCGGGCAATACTCAGTCAACTTCGCCACCGGCGTCTATACATTCTCATCTGCCGATGCGGCAGCCGCACTGTTGATTTCGTACACTTACAATGTCACGACCAGCGGCAGCAAGCTGACCATCACCAATCAGATCATGGGCACCACCCCGACATTTAAGGCGACCTTCTATTCGACTTACAGCGGCAATGGAACCGCGCTTCGCCTCAACGCCTGCACGGCTAATAAGTTGTCGCTGCCAACGAAAGTTGATACTTGGACGATCAGCGAACTTGATTTCAACGCGTTCGCCGATGCTTCGGGGACGATCGGCTATCTGAGCACAGTGGAATGATGATCCCCGGTGTGGCGGTCGCAATGGGCGGTCAGGATTGGCTGGTCCCGCCGCTCACCCTGGGTCAACTCCGGCGCCTGATGCCGAAAGTGCGCCAGCTGACCGAGATCGGCGCATCGATGGGTGAGGCCCAGATCGGCGTGCTGGTCGAAATCGTCGCCGCGGCACTGCAGCGCAACTATCCCGATGTGACGGCAGAGAACGTCGAGAACCTGCTCGACCTTGGCAATGCCAGTGCCGTGCTGAACGCCGTCCTCACCGGCTCAGGCCTTAAGCCACGCGGAACGCCCTTGGGGGAAGTGGCGGCCCCCGGGGCAAGCCCGGGGGCAGGCTCGGTCCTTCCGGGATCACCCCCGGACTTGATCCAAGAACCGGAGACGGCTTGGGACCAATCTACGGCCTCCTCGCGACCGCCTGCGGTTACAGCTACCCCGTAATCGACGCCATGACGCTCTTCGATTTCGAAGAGCTCGCCGCATATTGGGCCGAGCACCCGCCGGTGCACATCCTGGTCGGGGCGTATCTCGGTATCGGTAAAGACACGCGCAAGCCGGCGCCATCGATGCCTACCGGGTTGGGCCGGGAGACGGGCTCGGATCTTCCCTCGGTCCTCGCCGAGCTCGGGCCCGGTTTCGGCGCCGGGGACGTTCACGCCGGCCTGGCGCCCGTGGTGCTCGATTTCGCGGAGTTGCAGCGCCGGGCAGAAGCCATCGATTGAGGCGTGTTCAGGGGTTCGCGGCACAGCTCGCAAGCAGCAAAAGCGGGCGCTCAAGCGCCGTTATAATTAAGGGGCTATCATGGCCGACATTGAAACCAGCGTCGTCATAAGTGCCCAAACCGACGGCCTTCAATCCGGTATGGAGGCAGCGGCAAATTCGGTCCAAGCGGCGACCGACGCGATGCGCGCTCAGTTTGCCGGGCTGGCTGCCGCTGCCCAGCAGGCTCAGGCGCAGATAAGCGGCGTTGCCGCGCAGATTGGATCGACAATCGGTGCACTGCAGGCCAAGGCCGCGAGCCTCGCCGGGTCGCTCGGCGACGGCATGATCCCAACCTCGGCCGCCAGTCACGAGCGCGGCGGAGGGTCGGGCAGAGCGAAAGGGGCCTCGCCAGCCAGAGGCGGTGCGACCGACCAGGTGTCGGATTGGCGCGCAGAGCTGCAAGAGCAGCTGATGGCCGAGCACAATTTCTTCAACCAATCCAAGGAAGAAGAGCTGGCGTTCTGGCAGGAGAAGCTGGCGCTGACCGAAGCCGGATCGAAAGCGCGCCTTGCCGTCGAAAACAATATCTACCAGCTACAAAAGCAACTAGCGGTTCAAAGCGAGCGCGACGCGCTCGCTGCGCTCGACGCTGACGAAAAGGTCACCGACGCCGTCTACTCCCGCAAAAAGGCGGCTATACAAGCCAGTGCCGAGCTCGGCAAGATCTCGTCCAAGGAGGAGCTCGCAGAGCTGCAAGGACTTCTCGAGACAAAATGGGCACTCGATCAGGACTATTTCGAGAAGAAGCTCGCCGCAGCCGAGAACGATGTCCATAACCGGCAAAAGCTGTTGG